CCGTCCCACCAGAATCAGAAAAGATATTTTTCAAGAAATTTTCTAACCTTGGTCCAATGCCGCCGCCACCTTGCGGATAGGCAGCTCCAACCAATGAACCAAGACCTGCAATCTGTCCAAACACGCTAGGACCATAAGTTTGAGCTGGACCTTTGTACGTCTCTGTTGTGGTTGTCGGATAACTATAACCACGCAGCAGTTGAGCAACATTTGCAGCGCGGGTAAGCGGCGCTTCAAGCTTGCTTTGCTCGTAAGCTGTTTGCTGGCCACCAAGATCTGCTGCCGTTTTTAAGCCGCTTGTGGCCGCTGCCTGTTCAGCTTGACCTAAAGAGCCAAGAGCAGATGCCGCACCTGTTTGCTGGCCTTGTTCGCGCAAGGCGGCGTCTAAAGCCGTCTTAAAGCCTTCTGAACGAGCGCCGGTCTGTTGTGCCTGCAAGTTAGCAGCAATATCTGCTAAAGCCTGTCCGCTGATGTTGCCAACCCTGCTACCTTGAAACTGACCGCCGCTGACTCCTAAAGCCTTTAAACCAGGCAACACACTCCTTTGCAGATTGATATCTGACTGCCTTTGCATCTCATCAATGACCTGCTGCTGATAAGGATTGTAAAATTTTGCAATGTCCTCAGGGCTAACTCCCATTGCGGACTTGCCGGCTGTTAAAGCCTCATTGAGCGGTGATTGGTAACGTAGCAACGCACCTGGCGCATTGGTATAAGCAGACTTTTGCAACTCTGACATCGGCGCAATAAGCTCTTCGCCAGTCTTGGGAGCGAAACTCTGAGGCGTTACGATGTTGCCTTTCGCATCTTTCACTGCGGGCGTTGTAGTGCCCAACGCACTCGTGCCAGCCTGAGCCAGGTTGGTTAGATAGTCGGTCAGGTACTGCGGAGCCTGCTGCGCAGTAGCCCTTGTCGTATCAATGTTTGGTGGCGCAATGCCTTCAAATAATCCGGCCATGATTACTTACCCTTTTTAACGTAATCAAGAGGAGATTTTAATGCTGGAGGCGGTAAGTCCTTCTTATGCGCAGATCTTGCCCGCGCCCGAATCTCATGCATCATTTTGTACAGTTTATCCGTTCCTGCCTTGGTTGAGCCATTGCCTAGCGCTGAAACTACATCGGCTGGGAAGACAAATTCTCCGTCGGCAAGCCATGCAGGAATGTCATCGGACTGACCGTCACCCTCTCCGGCAACGTGTTTGCCATGTTTAAAGTCCTCGCGGCCTAGTCCTCCGGCTCGGTACATGAACTGCGGGTTCATGCCTATCGCCTTTAACGGCTCTACATAGCCTCCTTGAGCGTATTCGCGGCCACCAAGCCCCAGAACATCATCAATCGATGTTTCCTTGCCATAGGTGTATGAAGGCTCTTGTGGAGGCTGTGGTAGGCCTAGACGCTGTGCCATGACGGCGGCTAATTCTGGCTCAATCGCGTCCATCTCTTGAATCCTTTGTTTCATTTGCGCTAACGGATCAATTTGTCTACCCTGCAAAACTTTTGACTCCAGCATTTTACCAAGCAGCCGCGTTATTTCTGGCCCTGATATCGGCCCTGCAGGCGTTGATGGACCGCCGCCTAATGATATTGGTAGTTTACTTCCAGTTCCAGAGTAGCCAGAGACGCCCGATCCAGAATAGCCAGACAATCCTGAACCTGAATAACCTGATAAACCAGATCCAGAAAAGCCCGAAATACCTGACGTTCCAGAAACTCCAGAAGTACCAGATGTTCCCGATTTTCCAGAAATACCTGAATAGCCAGAAATTCCAGAAGTACCAGACATACCAGAGTAACCAGAAATTCCAGAAGTACCTGAGACTCCAGACGTTCCGGATACTCCAGATACTCCAGATACTCCAGACTTGCCAGAAGTTCCAGAAATACCCGATACTCCTGAAACGCCGGAAGTTCCAGAAATACCAGAAATTCCAGATACTCCAGACTTTCCGGACGTTCCAGAGACGCCCGATATTCCCGATGTTCCAGAAATTCCAGAAGTTCCAGAAACACCTGATGTACCTAAAACTCCAGATTCACCAGATATGCCAGAAACACCCGAAATACCCGAGACACCCGATTTACCATCGCTAGACGTTTCACTTATAGGGGTTTCACCACCAGGAGTTCCTCCACCTGGGGTTTCAGTTTCCACAAAATTATCTATAGCATCTCTTGCTGCTTGTAATGCATCTTCTTCTGATGCGTCATTATCTAATGCTTCATAGTAAGCTTTTGCGCCAGCATTCGCCGCATTTTGACTTGATGCGCTATCAAGAATATCTAAAAAATCAGGGTTTGTTTCTAATGCTTTTTTTCCGGTAACCTCTATGCTTGCTTTTTCAGCCGTGTCTTCTGCTGGCGCAAGGTCTTCAAAGTTTCCAACAAATTCCCCGGAGCCAGACAAATCCGGCGTTTGAATATCTTGTTTACTTAAAGAAAACTTCTGATTGCCAATAACCAATTGATCATTTTCAATAAAAGGTCTTTCGTCGGAAACTACTTTTTGACCGCCTTCTAGTGAAATTTCATATTGTGTTTTTCCTGTGCTCGGATCGTAAATAGCCAAATAACCTACAGGCTTTCCTCCTGCATCTACTACATCTCCAAACATAATTGAAGATAAATATTTAGTTTCATATTGTGATCCTAGTGGCCCATACATAGCCCCCAAGCTATATTCATTTTTGTCCCCTCTAGCATTTACGCCAAACCTTTCCATTTCTTTGGATTGAGGATCAGGAACTAAAATTGATCCAACTGTGCCCGAGCCTGTTTTTACAAGATTTGGATCAGTTTCTTGACCAACAACATAATCCAACGGACCGCCGCCAAGATAGGGTTGTGCAGCAGCATAAGCTTCGGTATCGGTTGCGCCAGCGCTCTTGGCATCAATAAAGGCCTGCCGTGCCTGCGCTTCTTTAGATCCGGCCTTGACTGCAGAGCCAAACAATGAGGTTGCAGCGCCCATCGGATCGCCTTGAATTGTCCGAAGGCCTGCATTGATGACCGTCAATGCATCAGACTTTTTCATGCCCGTTTCATTTGCTAAAGCACCCGCAGCGGCATCCACTCCGGCACTTGTAAGCAGCGTTACTGGATTGATGCTTCCTGTGGTAATCAATTGCTGAACCGCACTTTTCCCAACAGCAGCAAGTTCTGATGGCACCATTGAACTGAGTGAAGATGATACTGCGCCAGCACCAGCAGATAAAACAGAATTTTTAAGTGCCTTTAATGGATCAACGCCTTGGGCTGTTTGCAAACCAAAATTTATTAATCCGCTACCAACTGCGCTTGCAAGCGCCCCAGATCCCAAACCTAATGCTGAACCTATTGCAGAGCCTGCACCGGGAAAAGCCAAATTAAGAGCCACCCCTAACAGGGGGTTGCTCAAAAAGCTTTTTAATAATCCAGGACCCTCTACGCCAACCTGTTGCGCCACCTGACCTGTAGCCGCATCTAGCACATCGTATCGAGTCTGTTTTGCAGCTAATCCAGACTGATTGTCCGACAAACGTATAAGCGTTTTTCCATCACCGGCAACCGACCATTCATTGCCTTGGAAAACAACCGGGTTGTAGGCAATCGAATCTGCACCTTCACCTGAGATGGTATATTTTGCCTGTTCAATGAGTCGTTGCGCAGGCGTGAGCGCTGCAAGCCTTTCTTGCTCTCTGTTGTACGCTTGACGCTGCGTATCTGCAGTAACAAGCTGTGGCGCTTCTTCTCCACCGCCAGGTTGATAATAATCTCTAAAATATGACTCGGGTTGATACTGAATTCCTGCGGGTTGGAAGTAACTTTGAATTTGTTCGTTTGTGATGTTTGGGTTATACGCCTGAGCAATACGACCCACATCAGGAATATCAAGCCCTCTTGATTTAGCTTGGCTTACAAGATCTAAAGGACTGCTTAAATAGGGCGCTAGTTCTGTGGCATATTGAATATCTTTATTTGGCTCTGCAAACTTAACGCCACTTAAAATGGTATCAAGCGCCGTTTGGTTAAGTCCAAGACTTTGACCAGTTTGATAGATTTGCTCGCGGTTGTATCCTTGATCGGCAAAGCCTTGTGCGCGTTGCTGCCAATCCTGCAGACCGTAACCCAAATACGGATCGGCATTCGTAGTCATTGGTTGACTCCTGCGTTGAACGCTCCAACGAGCGCGGACGCCCAATCTTGCCAATCATCAAAAGCATAAGGATCAGGTGTTGCCTCATTGGCAAACACATCAATAGCAATCAAACCAGCAGCCCAAGACTTCCAGTCAATATCCAAAATTGGCACTTGCAGTTGATTCGCAGCAAATAGCTCACACATGAGCGATGCCCACGAGTCAAACGTGTGAAACCGCGGGTCGTAAATTAACGCTACGGTCACGTTGAGTAACCTCGTACATCGCCCGTATCGGCATCTACAATGATCTTGCCCACTTGGAAGTCACCGCCGGCCATGTTGCTGACAAACTTTAAGCGCAAGATCCTTCTTTGCTCTTTCATATCAATCTTGCCGGTTCCTGGTGCAAAGGTGTATGGACCCGTAATCTGATCAACTTCATCAGCGTAAGGTCTTCCCACAATGTAAAGTTCAAGGTCGCCAACCTGAATAAAGTTTGGCTCGACCCGCTCAATGCGTGTCCACTTGTTTTCACCGACTGGCGAAAATGTAGCGGGACCACCAGCAACGACACCAAGATCTGATGTTGTAAATGAGCTTTCAATCGCAAGGACTGTGGCTCCTTTAATTTCATCTTTGCCAATCTCATGCTGCCAAAGCGACATTTGCTGAATCAAAGAATCAACAGTTATTGCAAAATTAATTCCGCCGCCGGCAAGCACAGCACTCAAAGTGTCGCCTACGGTATACCCGCTGCCGCGGTCATTGATAACAACTGACCTTACCGCACCACCAATGACTGTGATCGTGGCGTTAGCACCCGTTCCCGTGCCACCTGTTAGGTTTTTATAGCTGTAAGTGCCGTTGGTATATCCTGATCCAGCATTTGAAATTGACACAAGGTTGATGGAATTAGCCGTGTTAACTTCATATCCAGCTTGCACAGGGAATCGAAAGACTTGAGAAAAGTACCCTGCAGAGCGCTGCGAACCTAAGGCTTGACCAGTGTCATACCAAGTGTTATCCCTGACATTGTAAATTACACAGTCAGTACACTCCGTAGCATTGCCACGAGGATAGAACCACCAGACCTCGCCAAAGCGCGGAACTTTAGTTGCCCAAACCTTTTGACGTTGGGTGTAATTTAAATTGTCAAAAAAATGGTTTTGGTTAAACGTATTCGGAATTTCTTTGGTAACACCGTTGTATAGCAAAAACCGATCAACGCCTGTCCAAAAATAGATTCCGTCGTACTCAATCACCGCCGATGATGACAAGAACGATGATTGGCTTGTCAAGATGTCATAGCGCCAATAGGTCGGCGCCGCAAAATTTGCCGTGCCTGGCACCCCTAATGACTGGGGATTGAATGAAACCCTTATAAGGCTATCTAATGACCAAAATAGGCCTGATGGTGAGTTTGAGCCACCTCGAACTGGCAAGCCCTGCAGGATCTTTCCTGTTGCCGCATTCACCCGATTAGCATCGGCTGATACCCAGTCATCAATGTCGCCGGCAGAGCAGTTCTGAATGAGTCCGTCATTGCCGTAGACAAACACGTAAGGGTGCAAACTAATCACGCCGCCCGAGATGCTTACCTCGTTGTCAAACGTCAGAGTTGTTGTGCTTGATGCCGTGGCGTTTGCGCTTAAGGTAATCGTCGTCCCTACGATGGCCGTGACCGTCGTTCCTGCAGCAATCCCATAACCCTTGACAACCTGGCCGGAAGCAATCTTGGGATTGATTTCCGTGAGCGTGACGGTCTTTGAACCGCTTGTTGTCGTACAGTTGTCTACTGCAAACAGTCCTGCTGCCCAAAGGATGGTTCCCGTTAAGGGTCCGCAAAGCAAACGTGTATTGATTTCGCTATCAATATCTACAAGATCTCTTGAAGGATGGGCTAGTAGAAGATTTGTCTGGTATCCCACCGTATCGGTAAACGTATCAAACTGCCATGAGTTCTGATTACTTGCCGTAAACGGCGAATCAATGGTTGCAATTTGAATTGATAAACCCGATCCAGTGCCGCCAAGATTTGCCGCGGCTGCGGTAAGGAATTCTCCCTTGACATATCTGATGCCCCCGCTTGTAATCGTCACCGACGTGACTATGGTTCCCGCAACAACAATCGTTGCCCGTGCGCCGATGCCCGTACCTGATGTGCTATAAATCAAAGGTACATTGGTGTAAGTAGCATTGGCGTACCCTGTTCCGCCACTGACTAAAGTAGTCGTAAGGATTGGACCGCCAAAGCTGTAATCTTGAATGCCGCCACCAACGCCAGTTTTGTTGACAGGAACAACCTGAAGTCCATCGCTGTAGCCGTTGTAAATGTTATTAAACAGGTTGCGAACTACAACAAAAATTCCTCTTGAAGGTCCCGCAAGGCTGTTTACAATCTCACGATATCCACCCATCTTGCGCGGGCGTGCAAACTCACCACCAAACTTTTGAAAGCGTACCCACTTGCCATCAGTGTAATACTCTTTGTCAAAAATCGTACCGTCCCTCTGAATGCCAGGCTTGGTATCAAGAGCAAAAACCTTCTTAGTCACTAGAAGGTTCCCCCGCTAATTCCACCTTCAAAGTTGCCCGTGCCAGAAGCCCCCACATTGCCCGTGACATCAATTCCTGTTGCGGTAGCTTCCAAAACAAGATTTGCCAAAATGGAAATTCCTAACGAGCCAGGACCGGGTCTATAAATGCCTGTATTGGCTTCAGAAGCAAAATTAAGTGAAGGATTTGATACAGTGCCGTTGACCAAGCTAAATGTTGTGCCGCCGGCTTGTGTTGTATTGGCGTTTAATAGATTGGTTCCGTCGCAAATCAGCGAGGCCTGGCCACCAGCAGGAACGGTTGCAGTACTTGCGCCCACGGCTCCTGTCTCAAATGTTAAAGTAAAATTACCCGCATTACATTGATTGCTGATAATGTAAAAATTTACAATCGGAGGAACAACAACCGTGACGTTTTGGTTAAGGGTGCCATTATAAATTTGAATGGTGTTTGCGGCTTCATTAGCCGTAAGCGTATAAGAACCTCCCGTAACCGTTTTATTTAACACGCCGTATTCAAACTGCGTGCTAACGCCATAACCTACCGTTACAAATGCAGTTCCCGTGCAAACGATAAACGCTGACTCAGTAGGCGCAAATCCCTTGGTTGCCGCTCCATCAATAAACTCACCCCCAGAGCCGCTTACCGTAAGCGTTCCCGTTCCAGCGTTTTTGATCAGAAAGAACCAATTGTTACCTACTGCAGATGAAAGCGGCAAGGTGACAGTATTTACGCCACCCGTCCATACATAAGTTTTTGCCCGATCTGCATTGACAAAGGCTTGGGATACAGTAATCGATGAAACAGGGTGGCTTTGATTAAGCGTCGCCCCTACCGCAAGCAAGCCTGCACCGGCAAGTGTGGCCGCATCCGCAGAGGATGTTCCAGCGCCAAACTCAACATTAGCCCAGGTACCGTAAACATCACCATTGTCAGTAAGGTAAATGTATTTAGCAATTCCAGGACTAACGGTGATAATTGTGCTATCACCCTCGTAGGTTGTGACCGTAAATGTAGTCTGTCCAACATTTCTAATCAGCGCATCTTGACCTACTGACACCTGACTAGCAGGTGGCATTCTTAACTCATAGTTTCCTGAGGCATCAACATCCATGATGCGAGCCGCAGGCGTTTCTGTTGCCAGGTTGCCATTGATTGGCCACACCAATTGCAAATCAGCATCAAGAGTAATCTCAATGTATGAAACGTCAGTCGGCTGAACCACGTCACCCGTAAATGGACTTGTATAGCTCATAATTAACTATCCGCGGCGATGGCCTGGCGATCAGCGATACGCAGCTTATCCTCAGCCATTAGGGTTTGAATGATTGCGTCATACTGCGCCTGCCATATCGGTGTGCGCTCATCGTTCTTGAGAAACGGCATAGCCTGCAACAAAGAACCATAAAGCAAAGCCTGTGGCGCGTAGACCGTAAACCAATTGGTTTGATTAGATGAACTCAGCGGCTGCACGCGCTCATAATAAAGTGCTTCAAATGTGTAATTGCTGTTTGGAGTAGGTGCAACGAGCCAGTGCGTGTAATCATAGTCGCAGTAAAACTTAGGAACGCTTGTTTGACCGGCATCTGGCCAATACTCACGCAAGTACTCATACTTTCGTAGAAGAACCGGAAACCTTCTGCCGCTTACGGTGATGTTCATGGAAACCGTCTTGTGCCAGCGGGCAGGCTTTTCAATGATTGGGTTATTCGTATTCATCGTGCTTGACTGAACGGTCAAGTTGCCCAGGAACTTGATTTGGCTTGCAATAACCTGCTCTGCAAGGCCAATAAAGGTAGGAATGCGATCAACCGTGGCCGTGTCAGTGCGTTCCAGATACTGCTGGATGTCTGTCACCAGGTTGTCATAGGTCATTGCATAAGCCGGCATCACCACACCTTCTTTCTGATTGACTCAGGCTGAGGAACAAACTGTTTTCCCTGCCTTTTTCCTTCTCGCTTGGCTCGTGTTGTTGCTGCGTACTCTTGTGGCGTCAGCATCTTGATCTTTGCTTCAGGTAGGTATCTTTCGCCCGTGTCTGATGATCGCTTACCTGATTTTGTGCGCCAGTTCTGTGCGGTCCACTCCTTGAGGCTTTGCTGAGGCTCTTTCATTTGGCTTCATACTTGGCAATCACTGCTCGCAACTCTTCAATAATCTGGTCGCGATCTGCAAGCTTTTTCTGATAGTCCGCAGTCATGTCAATCCACATCTGCAGATTGTGAGCACGGAGTTGGTTATCCTCAGCCATAACCCTGTAGAGGCGCTCTGAAGCCTCAAGCTGCTTTTGGACAAACTCAATCACGGTAACCGCCGCCCTTTTCTTTGTATTTTTTGGCTAGCAACTGAGCTTTACGGGCTGACCACTGTCCCGCTGCAGTTCCCTGAACCGCTGACCCTTTGATGCTGTCAAAGAGCCTCTTACGCATTTCTGGCTTCGTGTAATTGCCTGCTTTGTTGACTTGTGATTTCATCGCATGAATGCAGCTTCTGCCGCCCTCCGTCTTGTGAGACCCGCTAAAACGCGCCCAGAGGCTTTATTCCATTTCAAGCACTCTACAGCCGCACCCTCCCAATCCGATGCGTCTACGCGCTTTTTAAACGTACTGATGCGGTAATTTCCTAGTCCGCAATTGTACGCCCAGCTTGTGACTGCAGCAATCCTCCTCGGCGTGGCA